TGGCAAAACTCAAAATATATAGCGACATCGTTGATGAGGAATGCAAGGCTTTCATGGCTTTTGGTGGCTTGTCGGGTATGTCATTTCTTGACATCGACAAGTTCATTGACAGCATCCCCGAAGATGATGGCGAAATCAACCTAACAATCAATTGCCGAGGTGGAATGACCGACCAGGCACTGGCAATGTATGATGCATTGAGAGCGACTGGCAAGACAATCTCTGCCGAGGTCATTGGCGAATGCTCAAGCAGTGCGACATTGTTATTGCTTGCAGCGAAAAAAGAACTGCGAAAAGCGCACCCAAACGCAACAATCCTGATTCACAACCCATATATAAGCGGTTTTGTTGAGGGTGATGCAAAAAGAATCGGCAACATTGCCGACAGCTTGGAAGATGTGCGCAATCAGTTCTTGGATATCTACGTTGAGCGCACTGGAGCAGATAGAGAGGTGCTTTCAGCGATGATGGATGAGGACAAGCCGATGAACGTGAGCAAGGCAATTGAGTTAGGTTTTATTTCTTCAGAAATATTGCCGATTTCGGCACAGAATAAGAACCCTAACATAGTAGACAAAAAAATGAGCATTAAGGAAAAGATTTTCATGGCACTTGCTAAAGTGTTTGGCATGACCCTTGAGACCGCAGACGGCAAAACCCTTGAACTTGAAAAAGAGAGTGGCGAGCCAGTAGTTGGTGACAAGGTGACAAGCGAAGATGGCGAATACCTCATGCCCGATGGTAGCACTATCGTTGTCGAGGAATCAGTCATCACCGAGATTCGCCCAGCCGAGGAGGTGGTCGAAGAGACCGAGGTTGAGCGAGGAGAGGAGGTCGAGGAGAACGAGACCGAGTTGAAAGAAGATGAGCAACTCAGCGAAAAGGATGCCGAGATTGACCGCCTCAAGGCTGAAATCGCAGAGAAGGATGCCGAGATTGACCGCTTGCGCCAAGAGTTGGAAGATGCAAAAGCCAACGCAAAGAGCGACAGCGACAAGAACATCCTCAACATGGTTGCAGTGGCTGGTGGCATCGAATGGCTCAAGAATGTGAAATCAACTGGAAAAGTTGAGAAACGTGACACCACCACAAGCATTGATGCAAAATCAAAAAGGAACGAAAAGCTGAGTTTCGCTGAATACCGCCAACTCAAGGCAGAGCGCAAAGCGCAGATGGCTAAAAAGTGAATTATTAATTAACTAAAAAGGAATATTAAAAATGGCTTCAACTGGTTTAGATTTTACCCAAATCACCCCCGATAATGGGGCGGTTCGTGACATTAACCGACTGGTTTTTAAGGATGTTTTGAGCGCAGAGCGCATTGGCACACTCCTTAACATCTTCCCCCGTGTGTTCAACGGTGACAAACTTGGTCTCGTTGGTGAGTTTGGTCTTGTAGGTCTTGAGAGTACTGGTTGCAATCCCGAATGGGGTAATGATGCAATCGCTACTGAGGAAAAGACTTGGGATATTGCTACTTGGCAGATTGCCGAGAAACTTTGCTGGGCAGATGTTGAGAACACCCTTGTAAAGTACACACTCAACACTGGCACTGACATCACCGATATGACCGCAAACGACTATCTTGATGAAATCGTTGTGCCTCGTCTTGAGCTTGCTATTATGAAGATGTACATCCGCATCGCATTCTTTGGCGATACCGCAGCCGAGACTGTAACCGATGGTGGTGTGATTAAAGACACCGTTAACCCCGCTTACTTCACCCTCACCGATGGTATCTTCAAGCAGCTCTTTACTTCGGTAACTGCTGGCACTACCCCACATATCACTATCGCTGCCAACAGCGAGGCAACAATAGCTGCACAGCTTGCTGCTATCAACAGCGAGGCTCGCACCGCTCTCGACAACATGATTGCAGCCGCTAACCCCGCACTTCGTCAAGCAAGCGACCAAGTTATCTATGTAACTCAAGCATTCGCCACTGGTCTTGAGGCACAGTTGCTCTCTAACTGCTGCGGCAGTGACCTTGCATGGACTGCATTGTTTGGTGGCATCCGTGAAACCACTTATCGTGGCATCCGTCTGCGTGTAGTTCCTCAGTGGGATGAGATTATCCAATCTTATGAGGGCAATGGTACTGCCTACAATCTGCCATTCCGTGCAATCTACACTACTGAGCGCAACCTTGCACTTGGTGTCAATGGCACAGACGAGTTCGCTGGTCTCCGCATCACCTTCGACCCAGTGACCTTGTACAACTACATCTATGCAACCGACAAGATGGGCGCACTTGTACTTGACAACAAGATGGCTGTTATCGGTTACTAATCGGGACACAAGCATTTAACCCTTCGGTGTGTGGGTGGTTACACACCTATGCACCGAATTTTTTAATTAACACATAAAAAAGAAAGGACTAAAATATATGGCACTTTGTGATTATTTAATTAGTGAGGATATTGCTGGTTACGATTGCGACAACCCGATGGTGAAAGGCGCAAAAGCCAATGGTCTCATCATCAACAAAGCCGACATCAACATGAGTGGTGTCACCTATGACCAAAACAACCCATTTAAGATTACTGCCTTGCCTCTCAATACTGATAAGACAGCCTATGACATCGTGCAAGGAGGCAAGACCCCCTACACTGGCACACAACAAGAGCTGCAAGAAGGCACATATCAGAACACTATCACCAACACCGTTCAGTTCGTCATCCTCAATCACGGCAATTCCACAGCACAGCAGATATTTGCATTAATGAATGGCGAGTTCGTGGTTGTACTGCAGAACAACAACAACACCTATCAAGTGTTTGGTCTTGAGGCTGGACTTCGTGCAAGCGCAATGGTTCGTGAGCTTTATAACGATGACACCCTTGCTGGCTGGTTGGTGACCATGACCGAAGAGAATGCAGCCAAAGGTAACCTCTTCATCGATGCGGCATTGTACGAAACCCTTAAAGGCGAATAATTATGGCACTCTGCGATTATCTCATTAATGACAACATTGTAGGCTATGACTGCGAGAATCCACCAGTCAAAGGTGTCGATGCGACTGGTCTGCTGATAAATCGCAACGATATATCAAGTTGGGCGATTGGCGCAATTTACCTGAAATGTGGCAGAAAAAGAGCCTATAAGATTGTGCAGAGCGGAAAAACACCATTTAACGGCACTCAGCAAGAGCTGCAAGAAGGCATATATATCAACACAATGACCAATACGGTTCAGTTTGTTGTGCTTAGACACGATGAGGATTGGGCGCAACAATTATATGCGCTGATGAATGGTGAGTTCGTTGCGGTGTTAGCCAACAAGAACGGCACATATCAAGCATATGGTCTTGAGGCTGGCTTACATTGCACTGGCGCAGTGCGTGAGTTGTATAATGATGACACCCTCGCTGGGTGGCAGATAACATTTACCGAGGAAGGTGCGACAAGTCCTCATATCGGCATCACTAAGAGCAACTTCAACTTCTTACAACAACTAACAGCACCATGCACATAATGAGTGAATATGACTGAGCAAGAGGCGCAAGCCGAGTTGATGATACTGCGAGGTCTTGCATCAAGTGGCAATGACCTCGCACTTGTTAAAGAGCGCATTGACCGCCTTTATTGGGAGGTATGCCGAAAGCATCTGCGAACTTGCAAATGCAAAGACAAATATAAGGATGCGCTGATGGAAATATATGCAAAGCTAATGTACCACAAAAAAACGAATACAACAATGGCACAAGCAAGATTAGTCAACGGAGTAGTGCTGCAATGGAAGGGCGCACACTACACCAATAGCAACCTCACGGATGAGGTAGCGAGAGAGTTCTTGGTAGCATTCCCCATGCGCAAAGACTGGTTTGCCGAATTACCCAGCGCAACCACCGAAAAGGCAGTTGTTGCAGAAGTCACAGAAGAGCCTTCTGCGGAGGTTTCTGCCGAGAATGAACCAAAGACACCAAAGAAGAAAAAGAGTGCGAGAAAACGCAAATAACGAGGATTAGCGATGAACATCCAAAAAATCAAGAAAGCACCACAGCGCATAGATGTGAGTTATTTGGCCACTTTAGGCATCAAAGCCTATGGGCAGAATAACTTGTATCCCCAGCAGGCGAAGGCGATACTTGACAGCTCATCAACTGGCGCACAGTGTGCTGACCGTTACGCACGTTTCATCGAGGGCGAGGGCATCGCCAATGCCATAATCTACAACCTTGAGGTCAACCACTATGGTGAGACAACCGATGACATTCTTACGGCTGTTGCTCAAGACTTGGCGAACTATGGCGGCTTTGCGTTGCACGTTAATTATGACCTCAACTGCCAAATCTGCGAGGTGCAGCACGTTCCCTTTGAATCGTGCCGACTGCAAGAGGATGACGATTCGGGCTACATTGCCCACATTGTCACCCATCCCGACTGGCAAGGTCGCACAACCCGTAATGGCAAGATTCTGCGAGTAAGCAAGGGCACCATCACCACGTTTGACCGATTCAATGCCGACCCCAATATCGTGAGGGCGCAGATAAATGCGGCTGGTGGCATTGACCACTACAAAGGTCAGATAATGTGGGTGTCAACGGCTGGGCGAGATAGATACCCATTGCCCAAGTATGACCGTGTTTTGACCGACCTTTCAACCGATGAGGGGTTGAGCAATGTCAAGTTTCGAAATGTTCGCTGCAACTTCTTGCCGAGTGCTTTCGTAATCAGCAAGACAAGTCAGGCACTCAACGAGGAAGATGAGGCAAAACAAGCCATCCAAGCGAGAGGTTTTGCCGAGGATTTAGCGCAATTTCAAGGCGATGAGACGAGCAACGTGCTAATTTCGTTGACCATAGCCAATGACGAAGAAAAGCCCGAGATAGTGCCTTTTCCAGTGCAGAATTTTGACAAGGATTTTGAGGTTACTGACAAGTCAGTAGTTGAGCGCATCTATTCCGCTTTCGAACAAGAACCATTCTTGTGCATCCGTAGCGGCAAGTTGGGTTTTAGCGGTACAACCATTCACGATTGTTACAGCTACTATTCAAGCCTTGTATCGAAAGAGCAGCGCATGATAGAGCGAGCATTCAGCAAGATTTTTGACAACTGGTTTGAACCACTTGCTAACTACGATTGCGACATTGAACCACTAACCTATAACGTAGAGGGATAACTATGGTAGAAACATTGAAATACGACAATATGCTCCTCATAAGCCGTGAGGACATAGACAAAGAGTGCCG